GGTGGTTTAAATGGTGGTCCACTTAATTTAACACCTCCTAAACCCTTATTTACATTAACTGACATTGATAAATAACATAAAGCACTTGCGTGTATTCCATATAAAAAAAGTGAAATTGTTACAAATACAATATTATTTATAAAATTATTAAATCTTTCAGCATTTTTAACAGCATAATTTTGTGCGTTATCTATAACTTCTTGGGCTTTATCTTTATATTTTTCTGCCTGTTCTTTTAATTCTTGACTTTTTTCTTTAGCAGTATTTTGAACTTGGTTTAAGAAAGAAGTTTTTTCTTTTTCAGTTTCTTTTTCAGGATCTGTTAATAAAGGACTAGAATTTACTTGAATATCAGGACTAGAATTTTGTTCATTATTGTTATCGGCCATTATATATATATATATATAATACAAATATATATAAAAATATTATTATTTTTCGTGAAAGAAAATATTTATTAATTATATAAGTAAATATGAAATTATCAAGAAATACATATATTGCCTTATTTTTAATTTTATGTGGGCTCTACTATTACGTTAATAAATATAATTTTGTCGAAAACTTTCATGTAGAAGAAGTTGAAGTGAGTGATCACCCATATCTTCGTACTGACTATAATAATTTACAAGAAGTAAATGAAAGCACAATACATAAAAATTTATTATACAATAAAAATGATATAATAAAAAATGAATATAATCAACCAACATCAAGAACAACAGGTATGTTTACAAAAATTAACTAAATATATTTTTTATCGTGCATACATAATTCCACAATTTCCATTAGCAATAGTAATAATATTATATTTTTCTTCTTGGATTGTTAAGTCATAATTATATTTATATATATTCCAAGTAGGTTTGTTTATTCCAATCACATTTCCTGAATCATCACATATTGTTAAAACTTGAGCACTAGCATCTAAAACTGGTGTAATAGTGCTATATTCTAATTCTATCTTTTTAAATTTATTTACATTAATAGCACCAGTTGGTTGATAATCTTTATTATTTGTTGAAATACAAAAATTATAGTGATAAAGATTATCGTTTTCACAATTTCCTTTAGAAGCATTGTAAGGTTCTAAAAATGAATAAATATCACTATCCATATTATTTTCTCTATAATTACCATCTAAAAGTATGCCAACATTTTTGACAATTTTTTTTTCATTTTCTATATGGTAATCACCTATAATCATAAGTTCAGTTGCTGTATTATTAGGATTAACTGATGGTCCAAAACCTTCTTTGTAAAAATTTTCAAAATAAGTGCTATAATTATTATATCCTTGATATTTATAATTATCTTCTATAGGTGGTACAATAATATTGGTAGGTAACCAATTATAAGCCCAGTTTGTGTAATTACTCCATTCATTTCTTAAATTTACATCACTTCTTTGAAAATAAAACATCCAGCTAGAAACTAAACCTGTTGTTTCTATTTCTTGCCTTTTACTGCCAGTTATATTTTTAAAATTATATACTTGTACATCCTTAAATAAATATTTATGTTCTGTTTCAGCAAACATTTTTTGTTCTTCATCAGAAAGAAACGCATATGTTGCTAATAAATGTACATCAGCATTCCACACAAGACGTTGGTCTGTATAATCTGATGGAAATAATTCAATAGAAGGAGGCGTATGAAGAAATCTATAAAATTGCATATAATTACTTGTTAAATCAGGTTGAATATATGGAAATAAATTATATTTGTCTTTAACGTCACGTATTCTGTATAATTCATACACCGGTCTTAATGTTATATTAATATATAATTCAGCATATTGTAGTGCTACTAATGGAAATGCCACTTTTTCTGAATTCATAAACCACGTATTTAAAGGAACATATAATTTTCTTCCTTCAATTGATGGATGTGAACCTGATAGTGAACCATTTACTTTATTAGTATATGCGTTAGGATATGCATTAACTCTCCCTTGTGCATTAGCAGGGTCATTTAATTCATTTACATGACCTGTCATTTTATCAAATTGATTTTGTTTTTTTTCATCATAATCTCTTCTTACGATATTTCTTATATAAGACCCAGGATATTTTTGCAATACTTGACCACCACATGTTATAGATATCTCTTTTATCATTTCGCAACCAATATTGTCAATCCATTTAAAATCATAACCTGCCCATAAGTCATCTGCTGATTCTGGAGGAAAAATTGGACTCCAAATTGTAGGAAGTGATAGAACTAAAAATGTATTCATTAATAAATCACCATATCTTGGTACTTTAAATTGTAAATGAGTTTCTTCACTATATCTTAATGTGCGCAATCCTTCATAATCTATGCGAAATTTTTGCAAACCAAAGTTTGTATATTTACTATATTTTGCTTTAAAAAATGTTTTTGTTGGATTTCCATTTAATATTATGTTTTCATTTCCATTTGCAACTAAATTTAGTAGTCCACCAGCCATATTTTGTATATAATAGTAATTTATATTATTTTATATTTATTACAATTTTAAACAAGAATTATATATATATATCTATTAACAAATATAATAAATACATATATGTATGTCAAATATTATTAAAAGTAATTTTAATAAAAATATATTTATAAATTTAATAAATAAAATAAGTAAATATAATGATACTAATAAATATTTTATATTAAATAATGAGAGTTATAAAAAAGGACAAATTAATAATTTAATTGAAGAATTTATTAATAATATAAAGGAATTTTATGTAAAATCAAAACAATTTTATTTAGATAGAACTATGAATTATAAACGATTTCTGACTATTATTAGACAATTATGTAAATCACAAAATATAAAATTTGAAATAAAAATTAATTATATTAAATCAAAATATGAAATTATTTATTATATTTATTTAGAAAACAATGTTCAAGATAATGAAGATGAAAAAGATGTTCAAGATGTTCAAGATGTTCAAGATGTTCAAGATGTTCAACATAATGATGGTATTGATAGTTAATTATTTTTAATAAATATTTATTTTATAATTATTTATTAAACTAATTTGAAAATTATACTCTAATATCAAAAACATTGTTTAATTTTTGACTTATTAAATTTCTACCTTTAATTACATTTTCAGTTGATTCACTAGCAAACCAAGAATATTTATGTCTTTTTAAAATATCTTCAGAAGGAATATGTAAACAATACATATTAAAATCTAATTTAATGTCAGGGTTTTCACTAAATAAATCTTCTAGCATTACAACTTTATCATCTGTTGTTTTAGTCCCAATTTTTTTACCATCTAATAGATTTAATTTATTTTCTAGAACTAAATTATAACACATTAATTCAAATTTACCAATAAAATTATTTTCTCCAAAATTGGAAGAATTTAAAACTTCACTCCAATAATAAATAAGTTCATCTAAATTTTTATTATTTTTATTAGAACCAAAAAATAAATTTCCTGGTAATAATGAAATACTATTTGACATATTACTAGATGTTTTTGTTTCTATAGAAAACATTTTATTACCACCTTCATTGTAAAGTCCTTTTAATGATTTAAAGCATAAAGTGGATGATGGAACAAACATACCACCATAATAATATAATAACTTTAACATTCCTAATATTCTATATTTTACTTTATCTATTTCACCTATTAAAGTCATATCAATATTCCATTCAGGTATTAATTTTCCAAATGTATTATCATCAATTAAACAAATATGAAAGTCAGTTGCGTTCTGTTCAATAATACTCTTAATTGTTAAATAAATATAAGGTTGATTAATTTCATGATTTGATCGTGAAAAGAAACTTTCCCAATTTCTTGCATTTTTTTCAAATGGTAAATGAACCCATAATATGGGTTTACTTACTTTTGCTAATTGTGTTTCATCTATTAATACTTTTTTCATAAATCTGCTTTGTTCATCATCATAATCGTGTAATTCAAGCAATTTTTTATCGTTTTTTCTTGAATATAGAACACCACCAATTACAACGACTAATAAAATACCTAATGTTATATCTGTTCTTTTCATTTTGTTGTATATATATTATTGTATATACAAAAAAGTAATAATTTTATTTATAATTATTTAATTATATTATTTATTTCCCAAAAGTTTTAATGACCCCCAAAACATTGCATTTTGCTCATTATTTTTTCTTGTTTGTTCTAATAAATTGAATGCTGCTTTATTTGATATTTCATTGTTATTACTTTCTCTTTGTCTTAAAATATCATATGATTCCTTTTCTGTTAATGGTTTAACACTACTTTGTTTTCTATGTATTTGCATTTCATTAATACTATTATATTTCTTTACATTATTGTAATCTTCAGATGTAACTGGTATAAGAGTTTCTTGAAATGCTTGTTTTAAATCATTATATTGAACTGACGAATTATTTTCCATATTTATACCACTTGAATAATTTTGTATACCATCAGAATAAATATTAGAAGAATTCATATTATGTCCTACATCTTGTTCTATATTTATTTTTTTTACTAAAGAAAGTGATTTCTGTTGTTGTTTAATATTATCCAAATTATTTGACATTTGTGAAAAATTCTTATTATCCTTATTATACATATTTTCTTCACTTTTAAACCAATCACCATAACCTTCTTGTTCAAAAACGTTTCTATCATAATGTTTTTCAAAAAGACGATTAAACCAACCATGGAATTCTTCTTTTTTATTCATATTTTGAATTAATTTTTTATGCTCTATTTCATCTTCTTCACTTGTATATTGTTGATAATTTGTATTAGCGCTTTTTCCTTTTGCTTCTTTATTTCTAAAATCATAAATATAATATAACATTTTATATGCTTTTGAATAAAATAAAAAGTATTCCTTTGGCATTTTTGATTTATCTGGGTGGGTCATTAATACTACACGTTTTGCCTTTTTTAAATCATCACGATCAAAGCTGTAATCTAATTTAAAAAGTTCTAGTATTTCGTTTAAATTGTAATTTTCAATATTTAAATCTACTTTATTCATTATTAGTATAGTATAGTATAAATATACGATAATAATTTATATAGTTTATCGCCAAAATATTTAAATAAATAGTTTTTTTTGAAATAAATAATTAAGTTCTATCCCATTCTTCATCAATTAATCCATATTCAATACATTTATCAATTTCCCACCATAAATCGTGCTTTAATATTTCGTCTAATTTTTTTTGTGGTATTTTTGTATGTTCCTTATAAATATCTAATATTTTTTCCATTATTAAAACATTATTTGTATGGTTATCTTCTAATTCACACATTTTACCCCAAGAACCAGCGCTTAATTGATGAATTAACATATACGAATTTGGACGCATATAGCGTTTTTCACCAACAACACTCATTAATGTTCCAGCAGATGCTGTTGCACCTTCAATAATAGTATAAACAGGCACTTTACACGCTTGTATTACATCAATTGCATTCATAGCATCAAATACAGAACCACCAAATGAATTAATATGTAAATAAATTGGTATGTCATCTAGAGATAAAGTATGTGCTGTAATAATATTTTCTAATTCGCAAGCACGTATTAATTCAATTAACTCAAACACACTATTTCTTTCTACTTCTGAATGAAAATAAATATGATTTTTTTCTCTTTTAATTTTCTTATTTTTATTACTATCTTCAGCTTTTGGTGTTTCTTCTTCTTTTGTTTCTTCTTGTTTCTTTGCACCCCGCGTATTATAAGGTGGATCGTATTTTAACATTATATAATATAAAAATATTTAATATTTATAATATATTATTTTAATAATTAACATATTAATTTACATATTTGACTTAAAAAAGTTATTTATCATATTTTCATCTGTTCCGCTAACACTATCGTCAGGAATGTATGATTCATTATCTTCATTATAGAATAAAATTGTAGGAACACCTTGTATCATTCTTTTAGATTTTAACATAGCAAATAGGTCAATACTTTCATCAATATCTATTTCAATATGAGTAATATTATTTTCATCTAATATTTTAAACCAATCATTAATAAATGGTGCTATTTGTTTACAAGGATTACACCATGTAGCTGTTAATTTTACAAAAACTGGTGTTTCTAGTTTTTTAATATATTCAATAAAATTTTTTCTATCAAAATTCATATAATAATATAAAATATATTATTTTTAAATTATTATATATTGTATATTATATTATATTATATTAATGGAAGAATATGATATATGTATAATAGGAGCAGGACAAAGTGGGATAACTACATGTAAGACATTCTCTGAAACTAATAAAAAAATTATTGTTTTAGAAAAATGTAATAATTGTAATGGTATGTTTTCAAATATAAAAGAAAAAGATTATTTTAGATGGTCATCTTCAAAATATGTTTCTGGATTTAGTGATTTTCCAATGGATAAAAAATTAGGTTCTTGGTTTACAATTCAAAATTATATTGATTATTTAAATAATTATAAAAAACATTTTAATTTAGATAAATATATTCAATATGGTGCAACAGTAGAAGATTGCAATCAAAATAATGAAGAAAAATGGATAGTTAAATATAAACTTAATAATATAAATTATAATTTAATAAGTAAAAAATTAATAGTTTGTACTGGTCTTAATAATTATCAAAAATTTCCAGATATAGTTGATAATTTCAAAGGAACTATTTATCATACACAAGATATTTATTACATGGATAAATATCAATGGAAAGAAAAATTTTATGGAAAGAAAATACTTTTAATTGGTGGTGCTGAAAGTGCGTTTGATATAGGTCATATTTTAGTTAATAACAATAGTGATTTATATTATACTACAAAGAATTATATAGAATGGTTTCCACCAGGAAATGATAATGAAGAAAATTTGAAAAGAATGAAGAAAATAGATAATGATAGTTTAACTGCTATGTTAAATCTTTCTGGAAAAGAAACAACCGATATGAATTTAAATTATATAGAATATAGTTTACCTGAACCAATATCTGCAATTTGGCATGAATATGGCAGAGTTATTTTAGGAATTCCATATAAATTTTTAACAGGCGATTTTTCCAATAATAGTAATTGTAATCATTCGCATGTAAAATTATGTAGTATTAATGAAACACCTAATAATCTATTTAAAAAATATGTTGTTAAAAGAACAGAATTTTTACTAGACATATATGAAAATAAAGTCAAAATAATAAAATTCCCACATAAAATTCAAGGAAATAAGGCAGTATATGATAACAACGCAATAGAAGATATTGATATTATAATATGTGCAACTGGATATAAAAAAATATTTCCCTTTTTAAATAAAAAATATACAGAAGATGAATATATAAAAAAAATAATACCAAAAAATACAAATAATTTGGCATTCATTGGATTTGCAAGACCAACAATGGGAAGTATTGCTCCAATAGCTGAAATGCAATCTTGGTGGGTAAATGAATATTTTTACAATAATTTAAATTACCAAATACGACGTCCATTTTTTAGGAATAATGACCCTCTAAATTTAGAAAATGAACATATTAATACAATCGTAATAGGTTGTTTTTATTTAAAAGATTTGGCAAAAGATATGAATTTAGAACCTAATATGAGTTATTTACTTTTTACAAATTTTGATTTATTTACTACAATTATATCCAATTCGTGTCATCCAATGATGTATAGAATACACGGAAAAAAAAGAACACCTGAATCAGAAAAAATATTATTAGATACTTGGCCTACGTTTGAAAATAAAACCGGTAATATGAAATTGTATTTACTTTTTTTTGTAATATTACATTTAGTTTATTATTTAATAATATTCTATATATTTTATTTAATTTATGGTTATAGAAAGAGTATATTTAAATTATATAAAAAAGTATCAAAATATCTATATTCTTGATAAAAATAGAATGTTTATAAATTTTTACAATTACTAGTTATATTTTCAAACCTATCGTAAATAATAAATCTCATTGAATTACTAAATGATACTATATAATAAGTAACTAATTTCAATTTACATGATATGTGTTTATACATATATTCTTTATAGGTTTTAAGATATTTTACATTTTTGCAATTTCCTTTTAAATATAAAAAACTTGATTTATCATTTCTGACCTTTTTTAGAAAAGCATTAGTTGCACATAATTGATGATAACACCAAGAATCTCCTTCGTATTTTATTGCTTGTAAAAATATATTTACAATAAATAAGTTTATTTTATTAATATACTTATTTAACATTTTAAAATGTTTTATTACTTTTTCATAAAAAATATTAGACCAATAATAATTATATATTTTATCTCGTATTTCATAAGGTAAATAATTAATACTATTTATAATTGACATTATATATTAACTGATTTTTATTTTTATATTATTTTTGTTTTAAATCAAAAAAGTTAAAAAAACAGGGTACAAAAGCCAGCACCAAAAACAAAAAAGGACAAGAATAAATGTCCAAAACGCCTTTTTTGATTAGATTTTATAAGCTCAAAAAAAACCGATTTTCG